TATACACTTTAACCTTTATGTAGAGCAAGTTCAGCAAACTCCAACTTGCCAAGCTCCAGCAGAGGTTGTATGAATAAATACCGAATCCGCTTTAATAAAAGCCGAGGCTTAGAAGGTCGTGGCACTAAAGACCATGTATGGAGAGTATTTGAAGGTGATAAAGAATATTTACTTAAAAACTTTCAATTAAATGTCCCTTCAATTAGCGAAAGAGAAGCCAATTCGGAAGATTGGAATGTTGTTTGCTATGGTGTTATGACCATTGATAAAGAAACTTCTACAGCGATCATAAATGAAATATAGCATCGTAATACCTACTTATAATAATTGTGAAAAATACTTAAAACCTTGTATTGATTCAATTATTAAATACACTGAAATGACCGACATTGAGTTGGTCATTTCTGCTAATGGTTGTACTGATAATACAGAACAATATCTTTATTATTTGTATAGTGCCATTCCTAATCTAGTGGTTGTTTGGAATAAACAAGCGATTGGATTTGCTAGAGCTACCAATGAGGGTATAAAAGCTGCTACTAGCGACAAAATTATTCTACTTAATAATGACACTGTTCTTTTAGATCAAACTAAAAATAAATGGTTAGAACTATTAGATCAAGGTGATGTCAATTATGTCTTAGGTCAATATTCTGAAATTACACACAGAGTATTTGGTATTTTCTTTTGCGCCCTTATTCAAAGAAAAGTATTGGACAGCATAGGTTTGTTAAACCCAGATTATGCTACTGGGGGATGTGAAGATATTGAATTTTGCTATGAGGCAGAAAAAGCGGGATTTGGTTTAGTGGAGTGTTCTAATAATGGCACTTACCCTATTTATCATAAAGCTGAGGGAACAATGCACGATCCACAGCTAGTGCAAAACTGGGAACAAAAATTCCTTTTAAACCAACTCAAGTTAGCTAAGAAATACAACACTGAATGGTATAAGTGGCGATTGTCTAATAATTATGAAAGAGCAGTATTCCTAAAAGATGACAGGGTTTTCCCTAGAGAAACTACAAGGTATGAATGGGCAGCTAAAAATATTCAAGGCACTAAGATTTTAGAGATTGGCTGTTCTACAGGTTATGGATCACAGTTTTTGCCTAAAACTACTCGGTATATTGGCTTAGATTATGACCCTATTATTATAGAAGTCGCTAAAGAGCAAAATTGGGGCGATGAGAGATTCTTTGAGCAAGCAGATATTAATTCATATATCTTAGGTTACTATGACACCATCATTGCATTTGAGGTAATAGAACACCTAGACAATGGTATGGAAATTGCACAAAAACTTAAAAATCATTGTGATCGGCTTTTAATGACTGTTCCTTGGAATGAACCTAAGGGCTTCTGGGGCGAACATCATAAATTGCATGGTTTAAATGAAAGTCATTTTCCTGACTTTGAATTTGAATATATTAATCATGCTGGTGACATTTCATCAATTCCTCAGTCAATTGACAATCAAAATATTTCTAACTTAATGATGCTCAAATGGACAAAATCCTCTGCTCAGTAGCCACCAGAGGTAGATACCATACTACCCTTCCGCTAGTTCTATCAGCAATCATCAACCAGACCAGACTTCCAGATAAGCTGGTCATTTTTGATGACAATGATGAGCCAGAAGATATGAGAAATGTAGCAATGTATCAACATTTTTTCCAAATGCTAGATTACAAAAAGGTTAAATGGGAATGGCTATTTGCGGATAAAAAAGGGCAACATCATATACACCAAAAAGCCAATGAAATGGGCTACGAATGGGTTTGGCGAGTGGATGACGATGCAGTGCCAGAACCTTTTGTTTTAGATGAATTGTATGAATGGGCATTAAATTATGACCCTATGGTTGGCGCTGTTGGCGGCTCAATTCTTACTATGCCAACCATCTTTGATACAGCCAAATCTACAGGAAAACTTGCCGACATAGACAAAGAACCCAATATTCAATGGGGTAACATAACTGATACTAAAGAAGTGGAGCATCTTCATTGCTCATTTTTGTATCGGGCTGGAGTGCATGACTATAACCTTGGTCTGTCCAGAGTAGCCCATAGGGAAGAAACTTTGTTTACCTATGGTTTGTATAAAAAAGGATACAAAATATTAGCTATTCCTAATGCGGTAACTTGGCACTTAAAAAATCCAAATGGAGGAATTCGCAGTGAAACTAATGCACAGATGTTTGAAAAAGATGAGTGGATTTTTAGAAACCATCTTCAATATAACGATAGGACAATTGTTGTTCTTAACAATGGTCTTGGTGACCACATTGTTTTTAGCAGGCTTTTACCTGATATACCAAATCCTTGTGTATTTGGTTGCTATCCTGAAGTTATACCTTGTAGACCCATTGCGGAGGCTATACAGTTATTTGGAGATATAGATCAATGGAATATCTATAAAATGATGGCAAGGTGGAACTGGAAGGAAAGCCTAGAAAATGCCTATAGAAAACTGTATTTATGATTATTATTCAACCCTATGCTCAAAAATTGCCTAGTGGCAAATTAAATCCAAAAAATTATCATTATTGGAAAGAGCTTATTTCTTTAATTGATGAGCCTATCATACAAGTCGGAGTTAAGGGCGAAGAACAACTTGTCCCTCAATTTCTTCAAAATTTACCATTAGCAAGATTAAAAGAACTAATTGCAGAGTGTCGCACTTGGATTGGAGTAGATAGTTTTTTTCAGCATCTAGCTCATGATTGTAATAAACCGGGGATTGTGCTTTGGTCGGTCAGTGACCCACTCATATTTGGTTATCCAGAAAATCATAACCTATTGAAAGATAGAAGTTATTTAGCACCAAATCAATTTTTATGGTGGAACTATACAGATCATAATTCTGATGCTTTTGTAAAAGCAGAGAAAGTGTTAGAATTTCTGTAAAACTAGTGTTTAAAATAGGGGTAGTTATGGAATTTCAACCGATAATTGATATAGCACTGACAGCCATAATTGCCGCTATTGGTTGGTTTGCTAGACAAGTTTGGGATGCAACTCAACAACTCAAAAGAGATGTCACTAGTTTAGAGCTTAATGTCGCTGAAAATTATGTTAAAAAAGTGGATATTAATGCTCGATTTGATAAGTTAGAAGCAATTTTAGATAAGATTTTTGATAGGCTTGACCAAAAGGCGGACAAATAATGCTTAAAAAACTTGCTGCATTGTTACAAAAAAGACCATTTCCTGCTCCTAAAGAGGAAGTTGTCGAGATTTCTTCTTTAAGCGAACAGCCTAAAAAACCTTCCCTTAAAAAAGCAACTACTCGTAAAGCTCCAGTTAAAAAAACTGTTGCCAAAAATGCTACAACTGTAGCCAAAAAGAAAACAAAACCTAAAAATGTTGGCTAAATTAAAGTGTTGGTACAAATCGAAAACTATTTGGTTTGCCCTAATTATCGGGACACTTTCAGTTTTACAAGGCTTTGTTTTTTACCTTCCAATAGACCCAAAGTGGCAAGCACTAATCGGGGTTATCATCGCTATTATTTGTATATTTCTCAGATTCGTCACTAATCAGCCTTTAAATGAACTCTAAAACTCGCATGGCTGCTGCATCCCTAGTTGCCAGTGCATCGGTTCTGGTTGGGGTAGCTGTTCATGAAGGGTATAGCGGAACTGCTTATAGAGATACCGCAGGGGTAGCAACAGTCGGATTTGGTCAGGCAGATGGTGTCAAGATGGGCGATAAAACCGATCCAGTTAGAGCTTTAAAAACTCTTGAAGATAGTTTAGATGCTCATGCTAAAGGCATGGTGCAGTGTATCCATGTTCCTATTTCTCAAGGAGAATATGATGCTTATTTGGATTTTACCTATAATGTTGGGGTGTCTGCTTTCTGCCATTCAACCCTTAATAAAAAGCTCAATTCAGGCGATTATGTCGGGGCTTGTGCATCGTTAAGTGATTGGGTATATGCTGGAGGCAAGGTGTTACCCGGTCTAGTAAAGCGCAGACAAGAGGAGTTTGAAAAATGTTCCCGTTAAATATAAGTTTTTATATCATTATTGCGCTTGCTTTAAGCACAGTTGGTGGTTTAGGATATGGCAGATATGAACATAATGCTTTTAGCGCTTATAAATCCGAAACAGAAGCTGCTGCCAATAAACAAATAGCTGAAAATGAAGCAAAAATAAAAGAACAAACTTTAATTAATAAAGCAACAAAGGAAAACTATGAAGCTAAATTATTTGCTCTTAAGTCTTATTATGGCGGGTTGCACCACCCCAGTGGCAGTCAAATGCCCTCCTTATCCAACCCCTCCGGCGGAATTAATGGCAGCTCCTCCGACCAATTACTTGCTTGCGCCTATACAACACAGCAATTAGTCAGTTTGCAAGACTGGATAAAAGCGCAAGCTGGCTTATGAAACGAATAAACCCAACTACAGGAAATTTTTTTATCAGAGGCGATGTTCGTCAAGATGGGTTTATTTTTCAAAACTATAACTTAAAAAGAATTAAAAAAAATGGCACTTTTTGGGAAAGGTGGTTAAGCCCAAAATCTTTTGAAACAAATATACAGTCAACTTTGAAAAGTAGACAAAAAAGGTCAAAAATTATTGCCGAAAAATCTTTACTTTGGTATCACAAAAATAAAGATCGTATTCTTGAAAAGAAAAAACAATATTACATAGAAAATAAAGAATCTATAAATAAAAAACAATTACTGTATAAAAGTAAAAACCCAGATAAAATTAAAGAGCTTTCCAGACGCACACAAATAGCTTTTGCGGCAAAAATAAACGCAAAAAATCGGGCTAGAAAAGCGGCTAAAAAATGTAGAACACCTGCGTGGTCAACAGAAATTGATTTTGAACGCATGGAAAACGAATATAGATTAGCAGGATTATTGACTAAAATAACCGGTACAAGCTGGGAAGTAGATCATATAATTCCATTACAAGGCAAACTTGTTTCTGGGCTTCATGTCCCAAGTAATTTAAGGGCAATACCCGCTTTTGCTAACCGATCCAAACATAACCGATATGAAATAACAAAATGAGTGACATTTTTGACGATGCTTCTGATGCAGAAATGTTACATAGAGAAGCTGCAATAAATCAAATAAGAAAGCAACAGCCTTTAAAAACTACAGGCTATTGCTTATCTTGTAATGCCCCTTTACCAGATCGAAAATTCTGTGATGCTTGGTGTAGGGAGGATTTTGAAATGGAACAAAAAATTAAAAGAATTACAGGCAAATAACCTAATCGCTTAGGTTTAATTTTTAAAGAAAAATATT